CTTCCTCGGCCTGCCGAGTGGCGTCGTCCACGCGCGCCTGCATCTCAGTCCGGACTGCCGCCACCATGGGTGCCGCGATGCCTTCGGTCAACGGAATTTCAGTCCCGCACTTCGGACACTTCAAAGTCATGTCGCTCATTTATTGCTCCGTTCTTTTTAGCTGAGATAGCGGCTGGTATTTGCACTCGGGAGTGATTCGACTATTGGCTTCGAAACCGCACTAGTCACTTGAGCCCCTCGCATTCCAGCCGCTATCTCAACCAACCCGCATCGCGGGATGGAAAATTCAAGGGGGCCGATCCTCTGGCCCCCTGTTGAATTGCCAATTTATCCAAAGATCGACGTTGCGGTCTTGGCGCCACCGCCAGCGGCCGCAGGCACATCGACGGGCTCGAAGGCCTTCGAAGCCGGAATGCGACCACTGCCAATCAGGTCGTCGTCGCGCAGCTTCTGCACGTTCTGGAGGCCGAAGCTGACGCCCTTGTTGCCGGCGTTCTCGTAAGCGAAGGCGCGGACCTGAGCGCGATACCAGGCGCCGGAGTACACATCGCTGTCGTCGATGATGTCCTGCAACTTGGCGTCCACAATGCCGGGGCGCTTGTCTTCGTTCGCAGAGAAGCTCATAATGACCCAGCCGTCTCCGATGCCGACGATGGGGTTCTCCAGTTCTTCGTTGAGCCGGAACGGGCTGCGCAGGGTCTTGGGGATCTTGTCGCCCCACTTCTCCCTGGCGGCCATCTCGGCTTCTTTCTTGAGCGCGTCGAGTTTCGCTGTGGGCGGGAACGCAGCGCGGATGGAGAATTTGGGTTTGTTGACGGAGCCGTCAGCGTTCTTCATACTTGTGGCTTTGAAGACGCTGATGAAAGCGGCGCGGAATTCAGGGGTAATCAGGTTGTCTGCGGGCATGTGTTGCTCTCCTTGGTGATGTGGTTTGTCAGTTGATGGTGTCGGATATCGGCTTTGGAGCGCAAGTGCTCGTGCCTTACGAAGTTAATTCCTTGAGGGTGGATTCCGCGAACGCGGCCTTGGCGTCAATCCGGACAGGATCGCGTTTGTCGCTGATGTGAACCAGGGTGTGGCCGCTGGACTTTCTTTCCACAAATGGTTCCAGCATAGCGGCGCGTTCCTTGGCGTTCTTGCCGGGAGCGAGTATTTCGGCGTCGCCTACGTTGATGAGTTCCTTCGGCTTCCAGACATCTTTCTCGTCGCAGCCCAGGTGCTTGGCCAAGGCGAAGCCTGGATCGGGAAGTCCCTCTTTCCATTTCCGAATGGCTGTCTTCTCGACCAGTTTGTAATCGGGGATCTCGGTGCCCTTCTCGGCCTCACCATAAGCAAACTCACGGGTATTCTTGATCCAGCCTTCCAGGATCGGAAGGAAGTCGAGCGTCTGCGCCAGTTTGAGCGGGTCGTAGGGAAGGCCTGGAGCGAAGACTTGCTTGGCCAAGGCCTGCGCTCTGCTCTTGAGCGCTGGGCATTTGGGGGAGGCCAGGCACCACCGGCAGCCCTTCTCAGAGGGCCTGAGAAAATTGTTATCCCAGCCTGCCATCCCTTTCGCCTTCTCAGCCAAGGTGACGCGCTCGGTCGCCTCCAAAACATCCGCGTGCAGGTCCAGGAGGTCAGTGGTGTCGAAATCGACGCTGCGCACCAGACCGTCCGGGTGATCGTAACGCGGCTGGACGACGCCGATGTTGACGACCTTGGCCGGCAACTTCATCGTCATCAGCGCAGCCAGGGCGTAGATGCGGAGCTGAACATTCCGTTCGATGGCCACGGCAACGCCGGCGCCGTACTTGAGGTCGCGAACGTAGAGGGTGGCGGTGCTGGGGTGCCATGCGATGAAGTCCGCGGTGCCGTACACATCGTTGTTGACCGCGACCTTTGTCTCAACATAGAGTTTGGCACCCTTGATAGCCAGGGAGACACACTCGTCGATGTAAACCTTGATGTGCTTTTTTATTTCGATCTCCTCCGGAGAGGATGGGGTTGGCTCGCTGCCATGCTGCGCGAAGTGCATGAGCAGCCAGCGCTGGGCGAAGGCGTGCGCCCTGGTGCCCTCCGCCGCGTACTCAGACTCGCTTTCGGGCATCCCTTCGCTGAGCACGACAGAGCCAGGGCAGGTCATCCAGCGTTCCGCCCCGGAGGGTGGAAGTTTGGAATGGGCGCCGGGGCCGGTAGGGACGATAGTGAGGGCTCCGCTGCGGCTACCCACGGAGCGCCTCGGCAAGGCCGTTCAGTTCGGCAGGAACCAGGGTGAGAGCTTCGGAGACACGGTTGCAGCCGTAGGCCTTCAGTTGGCCGATCGCGTCTTCCATGGAGTGCTTGGCGATGTAGGCGTTGAGGAGGGTGCGCAGCTCGTCGGCGGTGATGGGTTTAACGGGAGTCGCGGCGGATTCTTTGAGGATGACTTCAGCTTCCTCTGGGTGGCCTTCCTGCGCTACTCTCTCGGCCTCTGCGACAGCGCTGGCTGCGGGAACGTTCTTTGCTGCCTCGTCGGCAGCGATCTCTGCCTTGGTGCGGCGGGTGCGCTTGGCGGGCTCGTTGATGGGGGTGGGGGTGGGGGCCGGGGCTGAAGTGGTGGGCGCGGGACCGGGGTTGGGATCGGTTGAGGAGTCGGGAACGCCGAAGATAGCCTGCTCTTCGTTCTTGGGGGATGGCGCCGGTGGGGTTTGTTGGGGGGTGAGGTTGCCTGTGAGTTGACCAGAATTGGGATACAAAGCCATCAGGAGTGCGATGAGAGCCAAACCTTCCCGCGGGCCAGAATTTGAAGTGTCGAAATTGATTTGCATTTGTGCCTTTCAGGTTGGTGCGTTGTGAATTCCAGATAACCCTAGATCATGCTTGGATGGATGTCAAGAGAAAAATTTCAGGTCATAAAATCCTCGCCAATTCGCGCATCTTATCGGCCAATACATCCTGGACCCGTTCGTCCACCGAGCCATAGAGACTGAAAATTCTGGCGCGCACTGGGTTCTTCTGGCCAATGCGGCAGAGGCGCATAATTGCCTGGGCATTCGAGCTTGGTACCCAATCCTGCTCAACAAAAATTGCCTCATCGCAGACGTTCTGGAGCCCGTCGACACCGGTACCCATGGCCGCTATGTTGCCGATTATAAGACGCACGCTGGGGTCAGATTGAAATCTGTCAATGTTGGGCTGCCGCTTCTCCGCGGGGGTATCGCCGGAGATCGTGAGGGGATGAAATTTGGCTAATTTTTCCGCGAGCCAGCGAATACAAATTTTGTGAATCGCAAAGACGACCAACTTAGGGATCTGGTTGGTGGTGAGATCCTCCTCGATTTGCTCGGCGAGCGCAGGAAGTTTGGCCATCGCGGTATAACGACGGAGCGTGGCCAAACTCGACGCCATGGACTCCAGGGTACTGAGCTGGTCGCCGGGGCTGCCGGAAGAGAGGGCCTCCTGAAGCTGAGTGTCGGCCTGATCCAGTTGGGGGACGAGCGCCTGGAGTTCAGGAGGAAGAGCCGCGTCACTGCGTGCGACCGTGATGGTCTCAAACATCGGCTCATGAAGATCGGGCTGGACCTCCGCTTTGGTGCGGCGAAGCATGAAAGGAGCCAGGAGTTTTTGGAGTTCAGGAACGTTCTTGTGGGATGTAAATCTGAAGCCATGCTCGCTATCAAAACCGTTGCAGAAGTGAAATGTGTGATCCCAGTATGGCTGATCCGTGAGTCCGGCCGACTTAAGGTGTGTCCAAAGTTCAGACGCATTGTTTGGGGCAGGCGTTCCGCTGAGTCTTATGACGCGATCGCAGACCGTGATAAGCCCAGGGAATCTTTTGCCAAATCCGTAAATACATTTTGTTCGGTAACCGCTGGTCTTTTTTCCGACTTTGTATCGCTCCTTCAGGTAGTGGCATTCATCAATGATGAGGCAGTTCCAGCGGACTGACATGAGAAGTTCCTGATACTTGACCGCTTGGTCGTAAAAAAGGATCACGACCCCCGACGTGTTTGGAATGTCGCTCGGCATACAAATCTGCATCGGCCGGTCGAGCGGAGAGAAGCGCTCGAATTCGCGGCCCCATTGAATTCTGACCGAGGCTGGAGCCACAACCAAAATGTTCGCGGCGCCGACAAGATCGCAGGCACGGATCGCACTCGCCGTTTTTCCGAGCCCCGGACTGTCCCCTATGAGACTGTCTCGCCGCTGGGCGGCCCATTGGGCTGCCTCGACCTGGTAAGGGTACGGAGTTATCAGCGGCGCTCGATAAGTAGTGTTCATTTTGCGAAGTCTCCGAAATAAAGATCCATCGCAAATTGATAAATTTCAGAAGCAGCCTCAAGCCCATCGGGAGTGCGGGGGAAACAACCAAGGTGAATTCTCTTTTTGTTTACTTGAATCGTCGAACGATATTTGTTCCTCTGGATATCGACGCCTCTGTGCCCGGTCTTGTTGTTTGCTCGAATCCTATGGTTTCGAGGACCACTGCGGGTACATCTAACTTGACGGATCTCTACAGATTTTTCTGAAAGCGCAAATTCCCCAAAATACAAATCCGCCGCGAAATCGTACATTTCAGATGCCGCTCTGAACCCTTCCGGAGTACGAGGAAATTTTCCCAAATGTACGCGCTTCTTGCCGACCATGATTCGAGAACAGTACTCGTCCCCCACCACATGAACACCTTTGTGGCCGCTGGTATTGTCTATCCTGACACGCCTGTTTTGAGAACTTTGAACACGATTGGCGGGACGCAAATTATCACGACGATTATCCAACGTGTTGTGGTTGCTGTGATCCCCCTGGCGCTTATCGCCGCGCTCAAAACCAAGTATCTGGCAATGCATACGAACGGTGTACTGTTTGCCGTTTTCACCCCGCTCATTGCGAGCTGCATAAAAGCTGCGAGTACATTCTGACCACTTGGCAAACCAGAGCCACCGCATCAACCAATCGTAATCGGCGGCGTCTACGAGCGCGACTCGCCCTTGCGTCAATGGAATTGTGCGATACTGTTCTGGGATCGTCATGATTCGGACCTCCATCCGATAAGGCCTCGCCGGTGCTTCAACACCTGACGGTCCCTCTATCATATCACTTCTCCACCACCGGAATATCGGAAAGCACCGAAACGATACTCCCCGCAAACAAATTCATCCGCGCGGAATGCCAGGCCTTCGCCCGAGTCGGGCCACGGCCAAAAACTACACCGAAAGGAGACCTGCGCACCAGCCAAGTGCCGTCCTCAAGCCGTGCTTCGTTGGCGCTTGGCTCGACAAGACAAACCAGTTTTTCGTCGTCGGTCATTTGAACGCATCCTTCGCTGCGGGGCTCGGGCAAACGTGCAACTTCCCGGCGGCGTCGATGAGCCGATACTTGCCCGCTTGAAAATCCCACCACAAGTTTCTCTCATGGCACTGCCGGCAAGTTTTGGGGCGCGGGCCGTAGCCGCTGCTTACGATGCCCTCCCAATCTTCATCGCCGCTTGCATAATTGTCCAAGCCCTGTTGCACGGCGTACTCAGCCATGTCGCCCATTTCAGAGCCATCCTTGTTTGTTCGCAAAATACCTGGCGATCAGGCACGCTTCCGCACGGCCGTCGTCTTTGATCCGCTTAAAATCGGCAGCGTGCTCGGGCCAGAGTTTCGCCGCCATAAGCCGCGCTCTCGTTTTGACATCCGCCTGGGTCTCTCCTGACATCCTATGCAGGCCCATCGCGCCTTTCCAAACATTGGGACTCACCAAGGTGTAGGGAACGCCCAGGGCGCCCAGCACCCCGTGGACGACGCCGGCGCTGCGGCCGAAGTTGAACGCGCCGGCCTGACGGGGCATTGAGCTGACCAGCTCCACCGCGGCATGGATGTGGCGGTTGGTTTGGAAATTGAGTTGGTCGACGATGGCCGCCAATTTGGCGGGATCGACCTGGCCGCCGGTGACGGGCATGTCGAAGATGCCCTCGATGGCCTTGGCTTGGATGGAGAGAAGGCACAGGGCGCCGCTGAGTCCTGGATCGATTCCGAGAACATGGCTGGGACTCATTCCTCCACCTGGCGCAACGGGTCCGCCACGGGGGGACGTGGACTCCGCCGCGGCTTCGATTTCTGTGGCTGCTTTCCCAAGGGAACGCATCTTCGGGTCTTAAAGCGCAGGACACGGCCAGGGGCTATCTCGGACATCACGCGCTCCCTCTGCGGTCCCAAGGACGTTACCCTGACTGTATCAATCGACGGGTGCTCATCCATCTTTATCCTGACTCTCGCGTTGTCGGCCGCGCCTTGTATCCTGCGTTGATCCGCTTTTAGCGTAAAGCGGATCAGGATGTCTTGTCCTTTGGCCATTCCAGCGAAGGTCTTCAACAAATTTGGCCGGTTGTTTTTGAAGCGTACAACGTTAGTGTACGGCTGCGAGAATGGGATTACCACCAGAGGGTGTTTCATTTGAGCATCTCTGCGAGTTGCTTGGCTTTTTCGTGGATGTTTACAGGCTGCCCGAGTGAGTCTGTATCGTTAACCCAAATGCACGGGCCATACGGATCTGGTTGGGTATAACGGCCGGACGGCAGGCCACCTTCTGGAGTCATAACGGTTTTCATGTGCGAGGCCGCATCGAAACCAGCATCTTCGTCTTCCGTGTCTTCGGCAGGCAGATCTATACGCCAAACAGTTGTGCCTCGCCCGTCGGGATTGCTCCTGGTCCGTATTTTTATGCCGGCTTGAGCCGCGCAGGCATACACACTACCCTTCTTACTGTCAGGCACGACAATACAATCCAAATGCTCCATCCGGCGCAGGGTTTCCGTCATGCCGGTCTTCATTTTGCTTGACGGTGGAGCGGGAACGCCTTTCAAAATCTCATACGCGTCTGTCATCAGCGATCCTCCCGACGTACATTGAACGTATTGAATTATGCGCTTATCGTAGCCACGCGTCAAGCGTAAAAATTACGTTTCTACGGGCGCGCAGTGGGCCGAGAAGCGCCGTTCCGAGAATGTACTGGGTGATTCTAGGGTTTCTGGCTAGAATTCTATGCTCGATTCTAAGTAAAAGTCTTTTATAATCATACACATACCATGTCGCTCCCGGTTTACCTAGTGGGATTCAAAATCGTATACGAAAAAGCGCGTATTCATATGTGTTATATTAAGTTAATATAAGTGGAAGGAATTGCTCTCTTTTATTTATTCTTGATTGATCTTTCTCTTAGAATAAGTAAAGAGATTAGTAAACCGTTGATTCTAAATGGCTATTTTGTTCTATGTAAAATACCTGATTCTTAGTGAAACTAGGAAGGAGGCTTTTCGCCTCCCTCCCGTTGGTTGTAAGTAGTTGATTTTGATTGGTTTGCGCTACCGAAGTGGCAGCGCGTTTATATCGTGCTGCACCGTCAAGACGATTTGAATTGCGATGCAGCCGGCTGCGAGGATCACGCCGAGGATGTACCACCAGAACCAGCGTGTCATAGGCCCTTCCAGGCGTCGATTGCTGGCGCGAAGTGCCAGCAGATTATGATCCCGGTTATGAGGGCTACGAAGATCCCGAGGACGATGCACGCTAGGATCGCGTCTTCCTTTGGTGTGGGAGAGCGTGAGTCGATGAAGTCTCGTTTCATCAGTCCCACCTCCCGAGCGTATGCTCTTCAATCTCTTCCGGCGTCAAACAGTGGCGCCCACTGGTATAGG